CAGTTCAAGTGAAACCTGAGACCATTATGCACTGTGTCCACAGTGTAGAAGTCTACACCTGTAGATAGTGGCACCTTGGCACCTAGACCGAAGGCCCCGAAGTTCTCCGCTGTGTTCCTCTTAGTCGAGAAACCCAGTTCCAGATACCCTTCAAGACGTTTCTGTCCGATCCCAACACCACGATCCAGAACACTAAACACATCGCAAAAGCCTGCACCATCTTTTTCTTCGTATTTAACTATGACTCTATTATCCTCCTCAGTGAGCTGGTTTTCGTCATAGTAATCTGGGTCAAAGTTAGAGTCAATATACTTGTCTTCATGTCTAGTGATGTAGTAATCTGCGACCTCCTTCTCACCACGTATGATCTCCAGTGCTATCTCCTTCTCGCGTTGTGAATCGCAGGCGTTAGTGACCAGCTCACGCACGGTTGAAGCAATAGGTGTGGAGTATTGTGTGGATTGAAGAATATCGAAGACCAGCTCTTCAGCGGCTTTGTTGATCCGCTTCTTAATACCTGCAGTGTTAGACTCCACTGCGGTACCGATGGTTTTGATACTCATAATGAAAAAGCCCCTACTTGGTAGGGGCTGTTAGTTCTAGGATTTGTTTTACTGTTTCGATGTTCTGCTTCTGATTCCGTGGTACAAATAGTACCGGTGGATTCTCGCGTTCCATCATCAATTGCATGAACATCTTCCACTTCAATGGGAAACGTTCATTCGCATATCCCTTACACTCAATAATCCATCGACCCTGTGGGTCTACGAAGTCGGGAGTGTAGGTAATGTCTCGGACCTTATACTTTTGTTTGTCCGAGTAGCCAGTTTTACCGTTGTCCTCAAGGCGTGTAGCTGGATAGTGAAAGCCCTCAAGAAGCACATACTTGTGCTTCTCGTAGTCACACTTAATCCCAGCATCCCTGAGCTGCCTGTAGCAGTGGGCCTCTAACTGAGAACGAAACTTGATGCCGTCAACTTCTTTCGACTTCGCGTTCCGTACTTTCTTCCTTGTATTGCGTGTCCCTGTTCTCCTCCCTCTTGATGACATTGGCTGCTTCCTCTAGTCCATGATCCCTGACGAGATCAGATATATCCTTAGCGCGATAATACGAAGGAATAACTAGATTAATCAAACCATATGTGCGACAGATCTTTTCTGCCATCTCTTGACCAGCATTTCTGGTCTTGTCAAAGTCGTTATCATAGAGCACAATAACTTCTTTGAATCGCTGTTTCATTTCATCAATGGTCTCTTGATTTGGCAAGAGCATCTCCGATTGAAGCGCGATGGATGGGCAGTCAAGCACTGCCAAGCACATGACATCCTTGAGGGAACTTGTGAGATATACGCACTCACCATGATCAGGAAGCCCATGAAGGCCCTGAATGCATTGTGAGCCCACGTTAGAGCTCCATTTAAAATCTGTTTCAAGCGGACGGTAAATCTTATAACCGCAGTCAAACCTGTAACGATAACTGATACTAGTACACGAAAAACGGAGTTCATTGATCCAATAATGTGTGATGGGGAGGACATCAAATATACTAAGTATATTTTTTGTAATCCCAAACTGTAACCAGTAATCCAGGTCTTCCTGAGTCCAGTCCCTTGTTCTTACTTTGATCCTCGACGGCGTCTTCTCTCTGATCTGCGGCGTGAACTTTCGTACACTGCCACGCACGCTACCAGAAGAAAGGCCGAGGCCAAAGCTGACATCAATATGTCTGAGAGTGTCATAGAAGCTTAGACTATACTTGTATCCAACGAATGCAAAGCAATCAAAACTATGCTCGGGACAACCAAAGTCTTTGTACCATAATCTCCCCCGGTACTGAGTAATAGAGACTGTAGGGTTGTTGTCTTCACGAAGATCGCTACTGAACTTCTTGTTTGGCTCCTTGAAGTTTGTACAGAAGTATTGAAATATCTGGTATTCAGATACCTTATCAAGTATTGTTTCCTTGTTCAATACGTCTTCGCTGCGTCTTGATTGTATCATGAGTATTGGGGGAGGGCAAATATACCCTCCCCCTCATCATCAACTCCAAGGATCGTCGGCCTCAACTTCGGCCGGCGCCTCTTCGTTAGGCGTCACAACTCCAGGGACGTAGCGTTGTAGCTGAAGATCGCTGTTGTACTCAGCATTGAATGTACCATACTCGTCGTTCAACTTGCGGACGAAGATGTCGTCACGCTTAGGCTTCAGTCGTCCGAAGCACTTGTTGTAGACTTGCTGATACTTTCCGTCTTTGACACCAAGCATGACTCGGAGCTTGTTGTCATTGAGGTTGGTAACAAGAGCCTTGAGTTCGTCAACTTTACCGCTGAAGATATCGTCAATGGTATCGAAGTAGCACTCACCGTCGTTAGGAATATTGGCCCACGCTTTGACGAAGTCAATAAGAATCTCCTCACCCGGATAAGTACGACGTGCACCGTCTGGTTTGAACCAGTCCGGAGCTGTATCAGGTGTCTTTGCCCAAGTAACCTGACCGTAGTTGTTGGTGATTTGATACTTACCTGTTGCGGATTCCTTACGATGCTTGTCACCTGTGAGGATCTCGAGTCGCGTAGTAAAATTATGTTCGTCATTGTGCAGCCAGAATGCGAGCTTACCAGTCTTGTCTCCCATGTCAACAGAGTAGTTAGGTTCTGTCTTCATGTTGACACCGACGGAAGCTAGCTCACCCAAGTTAGGGTTGACTGCAACAACACGCACAGGGGCGATGCCGGTGAACAGCGGTATGCCACCACCAGCGACTTGAACGTCAGAGGAGTTTGATTGAATTGCCATTAGTCTTGAATTTCAGATTGGTTATCGGTATTAAGGTCTTGGGTATCGTCAATCAGCATGACACGGACAGTCTTGTACCGCTTCACGCGCAGTCCCTTGAGCTTCGGGTGGGAGAAAATATCCTTGGCCTCAGCAATTGTCAATCCATACTTCTTTCTGATGTCATCACGAGTCATGCCGTCCTCCTTGAGGTGCTTGATGAGCTGCGTAATGGTCAGTTGTTGAGGTGTCTCCTCAGGTGTCGAGTTGTTCTCGACTTCTATTCTTGCGTCAATAGACATTATGTTGGGGTTTAGTCAATAAAGATTTTGCTCCAATCCAGTTCAGCATCTAGGCCACGTAGATGCTCACAGCGGGAGCCTGCTGTGTCGTCGTTCGTAGAGTCGAACGAAATCTTGGTGACACCATCGCCACGATAGACGTAGCCGATGGCGTCGGCGTTGGCACACGTAATCTCACGGAGTTTACCAGACAAGGACAGGTCATTGGCTTTGACCTCTTTCCCGTTCTTGGTCAGGTACTTGTCCTTGAGGTGACCAACAAAGATGACGTGGTCTGCAAGCTGGGACAGACGCTTGAACCACTTCATGAAAGCCTTACGTAAATACAAGTAACCAGCACCCTGTGGGAGAGTCAACACGGACAGTCCTTTGTTGTCCGGGTCGAAGTTCTTACCCATGGGTGTAGCCCTGTACAGTTTCTTTGCTTCCTCCTCACACCACACTTCAAGCTGTGTGATGGTGTCGATAGCAATGTACTTGTAAGGTTTACCTTCATCCATGATAGCCTTGCCCACCTTAGCGAGCTCAGCCATGGAGTTTACTTTGATCTTGAGGGCATCCACCATGTCTGACCCATCCTCGAGGTCAATGATGAGACAGCCCTCAAGCTGTGCGAGTGATGTGGTCTTACCGATCTTTGGTGGACCATAGATAATCATGTTCTTAGGTGACTTGCGGGCAGCCTTAATCACCTTCTTGGGGAGAGTCAATTCGCTCATTGATTGTGAATGTAGAGAGGTCTGTTTCAAAGGGTATCATACCGAGCAAACCATCACGGTTCTTCTCCACATGGACAGCCATTAGGCCGCGTGGATCTTCACCGCAATACATGTCAGTGATACCATAGAGGTCATATGGGCGCTGCAGCATCATCACGACGTGCGCATCCTGACCGATAGAATCGCCACCGAACAAGTCCGTAAGGAGAGGTTGGTACTGATTCTTGGCGCGGAACTCCTGCTCAATGTTACGGTTGAGCTGAGAAAGTAGAATCGTAATCGTCTGGTGCTGTGCCTGCATG